GGATTACTATGCCATTTACTGCACAACACCTGATTTTGTGAACGGGCTCTAATATGACTCAACAAGCAATTGCAGAGGCGTACCGCCGCAAGCTGGCATCGAACCCAGAGGGCGTAGATGAGCCGCTGAAAACGTGGGAAATCTATCACCCGCTGCTGTCTAAGCGCTATCTTCTGGTGGATGATGTGGTTGACCTTGTGGCATACCTCGAAGATGGCGTGACGCAAGTCACGTTTAAGGCGGCGAAAATCGCCACAAAGTCAGCAGCCAACAACGCCGACATGAATCAGTCGGCCACGATGACGGCGGCAGATGTGGACAACACGCTGGATGATGAGCTTGACCGCATCCCGCTGGATAACACCACACTGCCGAACCTCATCTATCGTGAGTACCTGCCTACCGATTTGAGCTTTCCGGCATTCGGACCAATCGAGTACGAGGCGCAGGACATCAACCAGGGCAAGGGCACGTTCACCGCCGAGGTGTCAGCACCAAAGCTCAATAGTAGAGGTACCGGGCTGGTATTGACGCCGGACATTTGCCCATTGATTCGAGGGTTTATGATATGAATCCGCTTGCTTCTTATACTGGCATCGCTTACGACTTTGCCGCTTACAACTGCTGGCATCATGTCATGCGGGTACGCTCAGACAACGGCATGGATACTCCGCCTTTTGATTGCACCTCTCCAAGGCTTGCATGCGCCACTTTTGAGGCGGCGCACGGTGACAGCAAGGGGTTGCAGCAAATAAGTGAGCCTGAACCGTTCTGTGCGGTTCTGGTGCTACGAGCTGGCCGCTGGCACTCTGGGGTTTATCTTGACGGCATGGTTAGCCACTGCGACCGCAGCGCAAGACAAGTGCGCATGGATTCGCTAAACTCTCTGCTAAAGGTTTGCGAGAGGGTGGAATTTTGGCGTTAATCAATCATTTCAGGCGGCTTGCCAATGGCGAGTACGACAACAGGGTCAGCTACGCCGACAGCCCGGCCAAATTCGTTTTGGACAACATTCCAGATGGTGTGCCATTCCGTTGCTACGTTAACGGCGTTGACATATCAAAAGACGTTGAGGCAATGCTAGGTGATGGTGAGTTCAACATCATCGAGGGCGCTGGCGAGGCGGTGCTCGACCCGTTTTCATCGTTCAACGACCCGCTTGGCATCAACCGTAAAATCCGTGACGCAATCCTTCCGGAGCCAGAGGAGCAAAACCAGCAGTCGGCCAGCGCCAACAACTCACTGAGCGACCGTAAGAACAAGCCTCGCCCGTATCAGCGCGTTTGGGAAGTGTGCGGCACTGTGCAGTCCATCCCCAGCGACTTGATGCAGTCATACAACATTTATGACGATGTGAGCCATAAGCAATTCCAATTTGGCTATTACTACGTGGCGCGAGGGGAGGTTGACACACCAGCGAGCGGGGTGCTGGATGGAGACACGCTTTACAGCACGGTGTCAGGTTCGAGCGCTGCGTTTTATGGACCATACACATCACCAAATGACGGCGCTCCATATCTGCAAATTGGCGACGCAATCACTGAGCCTCTCTTTATCACTATTCGCTCAAACTCAGTTGACGGTCTTGAACTAAAAGCGCCAAACGAGTACGAGCTTGCGCTGATTGACGCCACCATATCGTGCCAGCTCATTGGCAATACTGGCGCACTGGTAGAGGCTACTGGCTCGCTCAAATTCGATGACCTGTTCAGCGTAGGTCAAATCGTGCGGCTGAAAAACGTAATCTCAGGCATTGCCACGCTCGATGGCGCTTATGAGGTGCTGACAGTATCAACGACTGACATCAGCTTTGATGTGTCTGCCAACCTGGTGCAGTGGAATAAAATTGCTGGCGGCAACGCGCCAATGAATCCAAACGGTGAGGCCAAGCTTTATCCTGACAATATCGCCGAGGCTGGATACACCGACTGGGTGACTATCAGCACTCTGCGGCCAAAGCGCATCGTTGCCAACGTGATTGCTCGCCAGGGTATGTACCGGGTTAGCAGTGGGCAGTCCGCCCTTAGCTCATCATCTGCAACGGCTCAGCTACAATGGCAGCTTGTGGATGATGACGGGAATCCATACGGCACCATTTACAATGCCACCAAAACCCTGACCGACAAGACCCGCGACCAAGTTGGCATGTCCATGATTGTGGAGCTGCCAACACAGTCGGCGGTGCGGGTGCGCGTGCGCCGGTCGAGCAATCTGGACAAGGATTTTGACGGGAGCGTGTCTGACAACCTGACCTTTGCTGACCTATACGGTCAAATTATTGACACTACGCCAAACTACGGCGACATCACCACGGTGCACACCAAGCGCCGCGCCACGCCGCAGGCAACAGCAATCCGTGAGCCTCAGCTTAAGGTGCTTGCCACAGAGATGCTTTACAAATACCTTGGCAATGGTGTTTTCGATACCGTCAAAACACCAAACACTCAGGCGGTGCAATCGCTAATCAGGCTGATGCGTGACCCCTTGGTCGGCAACCTTGATATGTCAGCCGACAGCATGGACAAGCTTTTGGAAGTGCAAGAGGACATTGAAACCTACTTCAGCAGCGAGCTTGCTGGTCAGTTCTGCTACACCTTTGACGACAAGAAAGAAACCGCCCAGACAATCGCCCAGACAATCGCCAGAGCGGTGTTCTGCGAGGTTTACCGAGAAAACGGCACCGAGATACGGTTTAAGTTTGAAAAGCCTGTCAGCGGCCCCGCCATGATGTTTACGCATCGCTCAAAAATCGGTGAAGACAAATGGACGCGCAATTTTGGCAGTAAGCAAAAGGATTCGGTTGAGTTTAGTTACATCGACCCACAGACCAACATCCGCGAAACTCTGCGAATCCCAGAGACTGGCGGCATTGACCCAGAGCGCATCGAGTCAAAGGGTGTTCGCAACTATCAGCAGGCCTACTGGCTGGCGCATCGCATCCGGCAAAAGCAGAAGCTGCAGCGCGTAAGCGTGTCATTCACGACCACGCAGGAAGGTATTTACGCCGTGGCTGGTGAGCCGATAAGCGTGGTCAAAGGCTCGCGCATTGCCTCTTACGATGGCTTTGTTGTGGCCAAGGCTGGGATGATGCTGCAGTTATCGCAGCCTGTTAAGTTCACGGCTGGCGATGACCACTACATCCAACTCAAGCGACGCGATGGCACAGTGGAGGCAATTCGATGCTTGCCAGGGGCTGACGATAAAAAAGTTGTTTTGCTATCCGCTCCAGCTGAGGAAGTCTACACTGGTAACAGCGAGCTTAAGACGGAGTTTTCATTCGGTAACGAGGCTCGGCACTTGGCGCAGATGATAATCCCGTCAACGGTTGACCCGCAGAATGACAAAAGTGTTAAGATAACAGGGAAAAACTACCATCCCGACATCTACTTATATGATGGCGGAACCATAGGCGGCGCATACAGCGCAGGATACGATGAAGGGTACTCCACATGAGTGATGTTATTACGGTCGCAGACCTCGAAGAAACCAAGAAGCACAACAAGTTCCACGTTGATGTGATTACCGGCCGTACCGGTGACTACGCCACCAACGCAGTGACCGGCCAAGTGCAGAAAACGCTGCCAGCGACAATCAACGATATTGATTGGTCATATGTCGGCAAATTTGCTGACGGCGTGACTTTCACAAAAAATACCGACTTCGCCATTGATGCCAGCAATACGCAGTGGATTTATGTTGGGGCTTCGCCATTCCCCGTTGTTGTGTCAGCCGGAACAGTGCCAAGCGCGCCAGATTATCAGGTGGTGCATGTTGGCTCGCTGCAACAGTTGAGTGGTCTTGCTGAGCCTAGCGATTTAGATCAAGTGTATGTCAGGACGTTTGCAACTGTTGATGAGATGAAGTTAGGTGCAGAGCTTCTGCCAGTCGGTTCTAGGGTGGCGTGGCGCGGTAAGGTCACCGCTTCTGACGGGATAGGCGCCACTGGTCGGGTCGTTGCTGGTGGCACTGGCTCTGTATCTGATGGCTATATAGACTTGAATAACGGGTTACAAATCGAGCCAGAATTGGGTAAGTTTAGTATCGGTTACGACTCAATCCGAGGTCGCAATTTTCTCCAGATTTATAACTGGGTTGATGACTTGCAAATAGTTTCTTTCGCCGATGGAACCCAGGGTGGTGATGCGCACGTCATGAAATTACCACCGGACATACGGCGAGATAGTCACGCTGTTTTGTGTACGGCGGGGACTTTCGGCGGTGAAAACGACATAGACTTTAGGACTTACTTGTATAGCGACTATTTCCTGTTGCGCGGAAGGTCTGTCTATCAAGATGAGGCGTTCCAGCTTCTATTTGATACAAAGCCAAGTCGCAATGACGGCACAAAGAAGGACGGGTCAGGTGGTGGCGGTCTGTCTCCTGCTGATGACGTTTATGCGTTTGACGCTGCAATGTCCATTCCGTCAAATCGTACTGATACCCCAGTCACATTCCCGGCGCTGCCTGTGCAGTTTAATCAATACGTTGAGATAAGGAGGAGGTCAACAGGTAACGTATATCTTCGACTAACACCGAACGTTGATGACGTAACTATATCTGATAGCGCATCCGGTAACACGCTTGGCAAAATAGATGCAAACGGTGTTACATGGGGCGGCAGAAAATTATATTCAACCAACGTAACAGATATTCAGGCCGGTAACGGTAATCACTCAGTCAGCAGAAACCTATCGTTACCGACTGCTGGTTCTCAGGTGTTTAGACTGGCGGCCAGCGGCCAGATCTTAGCTGGCACATTGCGTTTAATGGCAGTTGGCTCTGGTAGCGCAACTACAGCAGGATTCAGACACATCGCTTTTCAGTCGGACGGCACGGCAATAACCACGCAGGTCATCGGCGTGGACAACTTGGAGCCTCAATTACATGCAGACCTGTCGCTTAATGGCGGTATACTCGATTTAACTTTGACCTATGACGGCGGGCTCGGTGGGCAGGGTAGATTCTCTTTTTCCGTTGATTGGGATAGTAGGTCTTTATGAAACTAGGCGAGAAGCAAGAGCTATTTATGAGACTGCTTCCTCGCCTCATTGACAAGGCGCACAGTCTTGGCTTTGAGGTAAGGGGAGGCGATTTATTCCGTGACCCACGGGCTCATGGCGAGCTTGGCCAGAAGGTCGGCTACGGCTCAGCCAATTCCAATCACAAGCTGAAATGCGCTATCGACCTTAATCTGTTCAAAGGCGGGCAGTTTCTTGCCAACACAGAGGCGCACAGAGAGCTTGGTGAGTGGTGGGAGCAGCAGCACGAACTGTGCAGGTGGGGTGGCAGGTTCAAGAATGCTGACGGCAATCACTATGAATTGAAGTAACATGTGTTTATAATGGTTTCCATCATAAAGTGGAGGCTATATGGACACAAAAATTTGCGTAAGATGCAGGGAGGAAAAGCCAAAAACTAGTGAGTTCTTTTTTTACAGGAACAAAGCTAGGGGGTGGCTTTCCAGTTTCTGCAAGGTGTGCAAGAAAGAGCATAGAAATGAAAACATGAGCTCAGAGCTGGAGAGCCAAAGAAGAAGAAGGGGTCTGACTAAGTGCAGGGTATGCGATGCAGATAAGCCTAAAGGTCACACATATTGCGATGGGTGCAATCGTGAAATCAAGAGAAAAACCAAAAAGAAGGACAAATGCATATACAGGTCAAGGCTAAGGAAGGCTACGCCAGCATGGGCTGACAAGGAATTGATAAGAGAGTTTTATAATGAAAAGCCAGATGGGTTTCATGTGGATCATGTAATTCCAATAAGGGGTGTTTTGGTATGTGGTTTACACGTAATAGAAAACCTTCAGTATCTTCCTGCAGCAGACAATATGTCAAAATCAAATAAATTCAACGATGGCAATCATTACGAGTTGAGGTGATTATGCGTGACTTCCTAAAATGCACCGCTACAGGAAAGCTGTCCATGATGCGGCTTGGTTTCGCCGTGTCAATGGTCGTAGGCTCCGTGGTGGCTGTGTGCGGCGCTGTGGCGATGTTTATTGGCGCGTCACACGCTGACACAGCCATGACTGTCGGAACGGCGCTTATTGGCGCTGGTGGATTCTCCAAAGCTGTGCAGGCCAAGTATGAATCCCGCGCTGATTAAGGCGGCCATTGCCGCTGGACTTATGGCTGTATTTGGTTGGCTCTGTTACGACTACGGGCATGATTCTGTCATGGCTGATTGGCAAGTGGAGCGAGCCGAGATAAACAGCAAAACTGCCGATGCGCTAAAGCTGCTGATGAAGCAGCGAGACGAAACCGAGCGCGACCTATCACAAAGCGAGGCAAAAGCCTGGGAGCAATACCGACATGCAGACGAAGAAAACGAGCGCCTTAATCGTGAGCTTGCTGAGCGCCCTTGGCGGGTGCGCATCGAACGTTCGCCCTGCGATAGAGTGCCAAGCGATACCGGAGCCGCCACAATGGGCGATGGAAGGACAGAGCAATACGCAGAGCTATCAAGAGAGGCTGCAAGGCGCGTTGCAGCTATCGGGCGAGACGCGGACAGATGTGAGGCAAAACTGAAAGCACTGCAGGACTATGTTATCGGGATAAAGTAAAAGCTGCGGCAAGGATGCCTGCCACAATAAAACCAATCACAGCCTTCATGGCTACGCTGCGCATATCTTTGTATGGCTTGTCTGCGGCGATGTAAACCCTGGTTTCATGGTCTGATTTCTCAAGGGCCTCAATTCGCATGTTAATTCTTTCCATGCCCTTCTCAATGTGGCGGTCATTTTCTTCGCGCTTGGCATTCTGAGTAACCAGTCGGTCTATTTTCTCAGCCAGCTCTTTTATGGCCTTAAACCCTTCGGCCTGGCTGTCAATTTTCCCGTTTAGCACTCCAATGTCACTCTTGGTTGACATATTGGTTTCTATGCTGGCAACGCGCTGTTCAAGGAGCCTGATTTCAGTATCACTTGCCATCTCTCATACTCCTCACAATTTCCTTACGCCTCATTATAACCCTTCTCGCCTCAAAAATATAAAGGAAGGCAGTTGCCGCTGAGGCTCCGCACCACACCGTCACGAAAAAGCCCAAAAAAACGTCTAACAAGTCTCCACTGAACCATCGTAAACACAATATAAACATGCAGAAGTGAGACAATGACCTCGTAATTCTGATACAGCCAATCATTAAGTCCCTGTGGGCTGAACCAGTCATTATAAGCCCCCGCCATTAAAATCTCGAATGTGCCCATTGTAAAGCAGGCCACCATAACTTTGTAGGTTTTCAGAGATTTGATTACCGTGAAGTAAATCGAGGCGTAGACGATAAAGGCAAATGCTGGGGCGTGGTCTACTGTGTAGGTGTAGAGCGGGCTAAGGCAGTAAAGCTGACAGGACAGGCTGGCTAGAAGGCATTTCCACACATCTTGGATGCAAAAATAGGCCGCCATCAGATAGACTGCGGCCAGAGATATGTCAAAGCCCACATTATTTGCATATGTGAGCCACATGGATTAGGCCTGATTCTTTGGAGGCTTTTCGCCGCCGCCTTGGGTCTCTGGTACTGGCTCTTTTTCCTTGTCTTTTTCTTCACACATAAAACACCTCGCAGTTAAAAAAATGCCCGCTTGCGGCGGGCGAAATGGTCTTGGTGAGCAATCAGCCGTTTAATTATTGCGCGGGCTGGTGGTGGTGTCAATTAAAAACACGCGACTTCTTCCCGCAATAAACCCGCAGCCTGGTATTAGCCGCGAACCGTGCCCTGCCTTCCTTGCGATACTCTACCGGCTCGGCGTCAAAAGCTTCCATGTACACCTTGCTGTAAGCCTCGCAAACCTTCTCGCGCTCAAGATGAGACAGGCACATGCTGAGCTTTTCTGTGAGCCACTTCTTATCGTGGTCGTGATGATATTGTGGCAACATAGTGTCTCACTGCCTCCATTGCTCCCGCTGCGCCAAGCGCAACGCATCCAAACGCGCCAAGGCGAATTGACCTGGCTAAGTATGCGACCTGCTCAGGGCTAACTCTGCCACTGTTGTCAGCAACCTTAAGCTCAATCAGGATTGGCGGCGAGCATGGGATAACAATATCGCTCGCGCCCTTCTGCATTCCCTGTTGCTGCTTGCGCAGGCCGTCTTTGCGCTTGCCCTCGTTTTCGATATGCACAGCAATCTCGGCCAACTCAGGAAACTCAATCCGCAGCAGCGCCAGAAAGCTGACCTGCTCGGCCATCTCGCTGGGGCACTTGCCGCGATATTTGGTGTCGCCAAATACTGGTATTCCGTGGCGTTGTAGGGTGGTTAGGTTCATTTAGTACAAGTCCTCGCTGAACAGTTCATCATCTGGGAATGTCTTTTTTCTCCTAACATTTATCTGCCCAGCGGCTGTGGCAACCTCAAGCGCCTCAGCCCTATCCATGAACACGCCGTACTGATCAATAAAGCCTTGGACGACTTCGCCCCTGCTCATCATTCTGACTTCTGATTCTTCATCGAAAGCTCTAAGCTGCGAATGCATAACTCGGTCGTAGTGCCTTGCCCCACAGATTATCACTTCACCATACTTGCAAGCAGCGCATACCACGAATCTTCCAGCTATCATAGTGTTACTCATTTTACATCCCTCCACTCATCCGCTTATAATTCTCAGCCTCTTTGCTCCAGTGCCCATACTGCTCATAGTCACCAAGCTCTGCAGCCGCTTTTGCTTTGGCTAATGCCTCGGCGTGTTTTTGTTGATACCAGGTTTTCAAAATATAACCTCCTTCACCTCAAACCTCGTGAACCCGTCACGAATGGATTTTTTCACCTTCACAGCTGCCGGTATCGCGTCCCAGCCTTCGCAGTCATTGATTGACCGGATAAGCGCTGGTTCAGCACCGTTAGCCCGGGCTAATCGGTTAAATATCCAATGCTGCTTTTGACTATGCCAGCCGGTGACAGCGCCAATCTCAGTTTTGTAGATAACCTTTAGCGTCTGGTTGCCATTGGCGCTAATGTGCATGCTGTATTCGGCGCCAAGGCATGTTAACTGCCTAGTCTCACCCTCAGCCATCACCGTGGCTGTGCTGGCGGTTTCGGTCAATTTCTGATTAGGGTCAACCAGCCGCTCCTTGCACTTGGTGCAGTGCCGCGCCGCAATGTCGTTATCCTCGAAGCAGTGCGGGCAAGTCTTGAACGAAAACCTGTGGCCGCATGGCACCGACCGGCCTTCGATAACATATGCCTCTGGATTCGAGCAGCGGCGGCTGTAATGCGCAGGAACTGGAATTTCTTTAAATCCCATTACGCCAAATTCATCCTTAACTGATGGGTCGAGTACGCGCATGGTTAACACCTCTCGCGTACCAGCAATCAGGAAATTGCCAAATTCGTCATGCTCCAAGCCAGTGTACATCGGGTCGTTGCGGCGCTTCTTCATCATCCGCGCATTGCATGAAGGACAAGTTACTTCGATTTCCTCGCCTTCGCCAGCGGCTTTGCGGGTCTTAATTTCCGGCGTGAATATGTCGGATTGCAGACCGTGGCGCTCGATGTTTTCGGCGAAGTCATGGATAAGCGCATACTCCTTATTTGGGTCTAGCCTAAGTGAGCGGCCAACAATCTGCTGAAACAGGCTGGCGCTCTCGGTTGCCCTGAGTATCGCCAAATAATCTACATGGCTTGAGTCGAAGCCAGTGCAAAGCACAGCCACGTTAACAAGAAACAGTACGCGCTTAGCCTTGAAGTCGCCAATAAGCTGCTCACGCTCCTTCTTTTTTGTCTTGCCAGTGATGAGCGCCCACTGGCCATCTGGCAGATACTTGGTTATTTCCTCTGCGTGGCTGATTGTGGCGGCGAAAATCATCACCCCTTTACGGTTTGTTTCGGCAGTGGTGTGCAGCACTTTGTTGATGATTCGCTCTGTTTTGGTGTTACCCTCAAATGCTGCAGATACTGACTTGCTTGAGAAGTTGCCGAATTTGTCAACCTCAAGGTGGCTGGTGTCATAGCTTATTGACGTTTCGCCAACTTCTGGCCGGGTTAAAAACCCAAGCTCAAGCAGCTCTGATGCCGTGATGTTGTAGACCAGTCGCTCAAAGTAAGGGTTGATTGCCTTATCTTCATCGTGGTGAATCACCTCATCGCCGGTTGCATCCATCGCATAAATATAGCCGGTGCCCATGCGGTATGGGGTGGCCGTCAATCCAACAACTCGGACGTTTTTATTTGGGGTAATTCCGCGCTCGGAATAATCACGGATGCCGGAGACAATATCCTTGATGGTTTGACTTATGCCGTGCGCCTCATCCAGTATAATGGCAGATATTCCAAGCCTCGCTATTTTGTCTATTTGCTTAATTGCGCTCAATGGTGAGGCGAAAATCACCTGATGGCGGAGGCACTTTGACCCAGCGCTGGCGCAAAACAGGGAGGCCGGATAGCCATAGGAAAGGTATTTTTCCAGGTTCTGGTCGCACAATTCCTTTGATGGCTGAATGCAAAGTACACGCTTCTTTGGCGCTACCGATGCGAAGAATCGCGCAAGCTCAGACACGATAACAGACTTGCCGCTGCCGGTGGCTGCCGCTATCAGGCATGGGCCCGTCTTGCGCTTAACGTGGCCTATTACTGCGTCAATTGCTGCTTGCTGGTATGGTCTTGGTTTGTAAATCATTGCTCATCCATTTATTGGCTCGTTAAACCTATGCCATTCGCTGTGGCACGATGGGCACATCCAAATTACATCAAGTGGCTTGCTATAATCGCAGTGATGCCCGTGAATTATTTTGCTGAACTTGTTGCAAACGCTGCAGGATGATGGTTTGGAAAGAAATCCGTACTTAACTGCGTTATTGACCATCGTTTTTGCTGCGACTCTTTTTGGATATAGAGCCTTGTACTTTGCATTTGCAACCATCACTATTCCTTTCGCTTTGTCAGTAGCTCGATATGCAGCCATCGTAGACTTACCTTTTGCAGATCTTGCCCACAGTCTTTTTTGCTCCCTTATTATCGGCTTGTTCTCCTCCTTTTCGCACCTAATTTTAGAGTCAAGCTTGGTGCAATCCTTGCACTTTCCAAGATGGCCGTCAGCCATTTTTTTATGCTTGTAAAACTCTGAAATATCCTTCTCTTTCCCGCACTTAAAGCATTTCTTCATGGTACCACCCTCCTGTTATTAAGATGATGGTACCACTTAGAAATCTATTTGCAAGGATATTAGAAATCTATTTCACACCCGCCATCATCCTGCTGCACTGGCTGCGCCGCCTGCTGCACTGGCTTAATCATCTTTTCGCGCAGGTAGCCAAAGCCGCGGATGAAGTTTTTTTCTTCCTGCGGGCGGCTTGGGTCTTGAATCTCGCCGGTTTGCAGGTCGGTGTTAGTCATATAGGTGCCGAACTTGGCTCGCGCCTCAGCCTTGCCCGCCCAAAACTCTTCGATAGTCTGCTCGTTAAGGTCGCAGCGCGCATTGGTCATTGGTAGGCCGGCTTGCACATCCAGCACCTGCAGGTTGCGCATTGCCTGGTCACGCTTGGCGGCGTCGGTGTCGTAAATCTTGGCGTTCCACTTGTACTTCTGGCCTTTGAACTCGCCAGGGCTTGTCACAATCACATTTACGAAGCAGGTGTTGGTTGCCTTGCCTTCTTCCATGCCATTGAAACCGCCATAGACCAGCACGTTAAGCTCTGTGCCTTCTGGGATAACTTTCTGACTGCCATCATAGATACCATCAAATTCCAATTCATCAGCGCTGGGCGCTTGGGTAAAAAATGCCATTGTTATTGCTCCGTTGTTATTGCCGATATTGGCGAGTGAGACAAAGCATAAATAAAAATATTTTACTTTGCAACAGGTTTTGTTATGCTTGTCGAAACTGAACCAAGGGGAACCGAAATGAAACCTACTTTAGAACAACGAACAATCGAGCGCCTAAAGGCCGCAAAGCTGGCTGGCGTAAATATCAAGCGACTGTCGAGAGACAGCCAAATCTCCACTATTAAGCTGCAAGTGCTGTCGTCTGAGAAGGACTACGGCCAAAAGCACCGGCTCAGTGATGAGCAGTGCGAACGAATCAACAACGCGCTGGATGCGCTTAAGGGGGCGTTATAATGTACCGCAACAGAGCAGCAAGAGAACGCGACTATGCCAACCGCAAGTTTATTCCGGTGGCTGAAATCAAGGTCAGCGAAGAAGCGAAGGCGAGAGCAGCGGCGCGCAATAAGATTGAGTTGATAAAGATGGCGCGTGAGATTGGTGTGAGCATTGACGAGATTTCATGATGAAATTCCCCCTAATTCTAAGTTGCGGCCACAGTGCCGCTTCTTTTTGCGACTGCGAACTGACGCCGGTTTACGCCAGCACGGAGTCACCTATCGACCGCGCACTGGTTGATTGCCAAGGTCGTTGGCGTGAAATATTGCATGGCTATGGGTGTCAGTTGCCATCAGGTCGCAATCATGGCCCATGCCCGCTGTGTGGCGGCAAGGACAGATTCCGGTTTGACGACAAGGACGGGCGCGGCACCTGGTTCTGTAATCACTGCGGGTCGGCTGGTGGCCTCAAGCTGCTGTCGCTGTACATCGGAAAGTCAACGCTGGATACCGCAAAGGAATTGGTAAACGATGCGCCGACTACGCCAGTGCGCCGGACGTTTACGCCGGATGTACGCCAGAAGAACACTGAGCAGGCAAAGAAAGGTGCAGCGGCAATGCTTGCGGCGGCAATCAGGCAGGCTCACCCATACATGGACAAGAAGGGCTTGTTAGGTGACTGGCTGGTAAACGGTGTTCGCATGGCGGCGCGTGATGGCTTTATCGAGATTGGGGAGCTACTCTTAGTCCCTGCTTATAAAAATGGAGAGCTAATCAACATGCAAAAAATAAAGGTCGATGGCGAGAAGCGGCCAATCACTGGTGGCGATATGCAGGGGGTTTATCACCCCATAGATGGCAAGACCAATATGATTGCCATTGTAGAGGGCTATGCCACTGGCGTAACTGTCAACAAACTAACCGGCGCGATGACGTATTGCGCATTTCAGACCGGCAACCTCGCGGCTGTGGCCAAGTATGTGCGCGAGCAGCATCCTGACAGCAAGATTGTTTTCTTTGCTGACCATGACGAGCACGGCGCAGGCCAGAAGTACGCCGAAGAAGCCTCAGTACCAGTAAGCGGCATTGTCGCGCTGCCGCCTGAGCTTGGCGACTGGGACGACTACCGCCAGAAACACGGCGAGGAGCCATGCAAGCAGGCTATGCGAGATGCTATTCGTAAGGATGCCAAACCGCTAGAGCCACCCAAGCCAGAGCCATCTAAGCCAGAGCCACCAAAGCCACCAAAGAAAGGCCTGCCGCTGAATCTGGATGATTACGACATTGATTCGCCGCCCGGTCTGGCTGGCGAAATCGTGGATTACATCAAAGCTGGCGCAACCCGCATGCTCACCGGCGGCGCTTACGCTTCCATGGCGCTGCAATGTATGGCCATGGCTGGTGCTGGGTTGTCTGGCTTCAAAAACGTCAAGCTGTCGCTGATTACGCTCACGCTTGGCGTGTCTGCCGGTGGCAAGGAGTGGCCGCAGCGCGTGGTCAAAGAGCTGCTTGATGCCAACAATAAAACGGTTTACGGCGACATTCGCTCAGATAAGGACGTTATCCGGTCTGCCATCTATGACAACGGGCACTGCTTCTATGTGGTGGACGAGGCGCAAAAAATCCTTGCTGCTGGCGGCGGCCAAAACAAGCACATGACCAACGTAGTGGCAACGCTGATGGAGCTAGCGACCACCAGCTGCTACAAGCTGTCACAGCTTCACCGTGACGAGTTCCTTGAGCAGCTCGAAAACTCCAAGGCGCGGATAGAGAAGAAGCTGCAGGCCAAAGAGGACTCACTGAAAGAAACCAACCCAGACCTTGACGGAGGCAAAATTAAAGCCATCGAAATGGACATCGAACACCTTAAGCGCAAGCTGGTGGAAATGGATAAACGCATTCATACCGCGCAAACCGGAGTGCGTAACCCAGCGCTGCATCTGCTGGCCTACTCCACGCCGCAGAAGCTGGCCGCCATCGTGGACGAGGATAGCATCGAGTCAGGCTTCCTTGGTCGCGCCCTGATTTGCGACTGTGGTGTAGAGCGTAGCGAGAGCCTTATAGACCTAGACACACCAACGCGCACCAACGGCAAAGACCCGCAGCTTGAATACCTCAAGGCTCAGGTCGGCCTGATATGCCAACTGGCCGAGGACGTCACGCACTTGGAGTTCAACGGCGCATCGTATGGATGCCAGCCAACGCCCGAAGCCCTAGACGACCTGCGCGCCATTGCTCGCCATTATGACCAATACGAATACCGGAACCATGCCAGGGTAGGGGCTATCTATGCGCGACTGCTGGAGCGCGTCCTGTCGCTGTCGTCAATTATGGCGCTGGGCAATATCGTCAATGGCAAGGCCGTCATTGAGCGCGATTACGTGCGCTATGCGCTGCTGTTGACGCTGCAAAGTATAGGGCACCTGGTCAGCAACCTGAAAGTGAACGAGGGCAGCACAGGCAACACTATGGAGGAGAAGCTGGAGGCAGTTAAGGAATGGGTACTGAAACGACTTAAGGTTGACCGCAAGGATAGCATGGCTGGCTGGCGGTATAAGGCGACCATCAAAGGCCAAATTAAGCGAACCAAGTTCTATCAGGAGATTCAAAAGGAGTGCGCCAAGCACGAGCAGGACGCCTTTGAAAACGCACTGGCGATGATTGGTAACGTGGTCGAGACGTCTGGCGATGGAAAGCAGCTCAGATTGAGGTAGTTTTTGCAAAGATTCGCAAGGATACAACCTGAAACCCGCTCTAGTAGCGGGTTTTGCGTTTGTATGCATCCATTGCAGGTAAAATAACCAGCTAATTTATTTATGGCGGTACTTGTTATACTCATTCATCGTGTAACAAATGCCAAACCATTGGTGCGACTGGCTTGCAGCCTTATCTGCATTAATGTTGAGCTGTTTTCTGCCTATATTGGTTTTTTTTGCCACCTAAGGTGGGTCTTTTATTTCCCCTATAATAAATTAAGAATTAAGAATTCTTCTTTACTTACTTACAGTAAATGCATACAAACAGCAAACCAACGCCCAGAAAGGGTTTCAAGGATTGCGAGTGCAAATGTATGGTAAAGGTTTTGCGCAGCACTGACAGCCCTGAAACCCACGCCCAGCAAGGACTGCAGAGATTGCGAGCCGCAATGTGTATAAGGATTTGAGGTATTTTTGCTGGATGGAGTTGACATTTCCTGGGCGGATGGCGATACTGTCCTTGTTGCGTAGGAGTGGAATCCAAACCAACTGCAAGCCAGAAGCCCAAGACATCAGCTAAGAGTTTTAAACCCTAGTCAGGTGCCGCTAGCTGAGGCCGATTCCAACTGACTGGGGTTTAACTTTTTGGAGATACACCATGGCAAAACTGAACCAAGCTCAAAAGCAGGTCGTGGAGCTAATCAAGTCAGACATAATCCGCATCCCAAGCTCAAAGGAATCGCTGATTTCACTTCTCGAGCAATTCGCCTCGTATGGCGATTCAACGCATGACTCACAAGCTGAGCCTGAAAAAGACATCGAATACATCAAGGCTTGGATTCTTAAGCGCATAACAGTGAACAGCAGGGATGCGCTTGGTGGCTGGAGGTACAAGGCCGCAATCAAAGGGCAGATAATGCGCACCAAGTTTTACCAAAAGATCCAATCTGAATACTCGCGTGAAGGACTGGACGCTTTCGAGGTGGCGCTTGAAATGCTCGCAGGCAAGATTGAGGTTTCTGGCGATGGCAAGCAAATCAGGCTTATCGGGGGCTAACATGCAAACACCACAGCAAGCACAGTTTTCACGGCTGGTAGCAACCAAGCTAATCAAGATGCCGAAAAATCCAGACCAAGTTGTTTCGCTCATGGAGCAGTATGCGGCGCTGGCCAACTCGACCGACAACCTGAGCGACAACCTGGCGCTTATCAAGGTCAGCATGATGACGCGAATCGGGTCAACCGAGGGGATTCTGTACGCAAGCACCCTGCTGGCAACCATGATCTCGCGGGTCAAAGTTTCAGACATGGACAAGCCACAAGACTGGTTCGAGCAATGCCTAGCAAGCCTAGTGGCTGATGGGCTGGTGGAAGTTTCAGAAGACAACAAACGAGTATGGAGAGTGAGCAAATGAGCAATTTACCAATCGAAATCAAAGAATCCGGCAACCTGCCAAACGTGTTTGAAGCCGCAAACCTTGAGGCGCTGTTCAAGCAGGTCGAGGAGCAGGTCAAGGGTGAGATTTTTGACGTTGAGACACAGGAAGGCCGCGCACATATCAAATCCGTGGCAGCCAAAATCTCAAGCAGCAAGACCGCAATTGACAAGCCAATCCGCGACTACCTGCGCGAGATTAAGGAGCTGCCAAAGATAATCGAAAAGAATGCCCGTGAAAGCATTGCTCGCTTCGATGCGCTGCGCGATGAGACGCTGGCACCGCTGTTGGCCGCGCAGGCTGGACAGGACGAGCTGCTGGCATGGATGACCGAGATGCCAGTTTGGTGCATGAATTGCCAGAAGTCTGAGTTAGTGCAAGAGCAAATTGAAAGGCTTGAAGCCGTGGATATAGGACTGCTCTGGCCTGAGCTCAAGAAAAAGGCCAAAACCGCGCATGAGGCGGCGCTTACCGTGGCGAATAACACCCTGAACAATCTGCTGGCAGCCGAGAAGCAAGTCGCAGAGCTGGCAGCACTTCAAGCTGAGAAGGCGCGACTTGAGCAGGCGGCACACGATGCGCGCGTTGCCAAGGAAGCTGAGGAGCGCGCCCGCGCAGAGCAACAGCGTCAAATCGTGGAAGCCCAGCAGCGCGAGGAGCAGGCGAAGCGTGACAAGGAACTGGCAGAGGCTCGCGCCATCGAAGCAGAAGCCAAGGCTAAGCGTGATGCGGAGCTGGCAGCAGAGCGCGCGGCACAGGCAGAGCGTGAGCGCATGGAAGCCGAAGAAGCCGAGGCGAGGCGACAAGCTGATGCCCGCGCCGCCGATAAGGAAAACCGCATCAAGATTAACCGCGCCGCACTGGTTGCGCTTATCGCGGAGGGCTTGAGCGAGGATGACGCTAAGAAGGTCATCACAGCAATCGCCAAAGGTCTTGTGCCAAACGTCAAGATTTTTTACTGAGGTGCATCATGGAAAGAGCGGAATTTGTGGCGGCTTATGTCGCCAAACACTACCCAGCCCACATCAATGACCCAGAGCTGGTCAAGGAAGCTATCGAGAATGCCACTGAATCGCTCTCAGAGGCGTTATTTTACGAATTGGCTACCGAGGTAAGGCCGAAGCGGTTGCAAGCGATTGTGGACGATATGGTGGATTCTAGGCTGGCATGGCTGGCTGGGCAGGAATGGGAGAAGAAAAATGCGTGAGATTGAGTTTAGAGCGTGGGATGGGAAGAAATTCCTGACCCCAATTTTGTGCGATGGCGAGGTGTTTAAGTCTGGTAGGGATTTTGAGGATTACGTCCCGTGCAATCTTAATGCAGAGCAATACACTGGCCTGCGCGACATCAATGGCGTTAAGATTTTTGAGGGGGATATTGTTGAAAGCAGCCTGTTTGTGTGCCATTTATCGGTTTACTACAACGATGAGCTGGCAATGTTCAGGCTTTCCGCTGGCGCAGACAGCGATGACGGTGACTTTATTCAGTATGGGCCAGAAAATTTCAAGGTAATCGGCAACATTCACCAGAATCCGGAGCTGCTGTCATGCAAATAATCTACAACATAACACTAACCCTGTGGCTGATTGTTGCTGTTCTCAGGCTGGTTGATGGCGCGGTATTCGATGATAACGCATTACCTTGGTTTTATCGTGTATCTGGCGCGGTAGTGCTGGCCGCATTGTGCTTTAGCGTTGCATCTGCGCTGGCGTGGATATGGGGGTAGACATGGCAACAATCACAACATCCCTAACCAACGCAGAATACCGCTCAGTAGCAGCGGTATCGAAATCAGACCTTGACCTGGTGGCGAAGTCTGCGGCGCTGCTCGAGTGGTCGAGGAATGCGCCGCGTGGTGAGTGCAATGCAACCGAGATTGTCGGAACCGCCACGCACTGCGCGCTGCTGGAGACAGACAGATTTGCCGTGGATTACGTCAAAGAGCCTGTAATCGAGAAGCGCAGCAACGCTGGCAAGGCTGCTGCTGCGGCTTTTGCTGAGTCGTGCAAAGACAAGATTGTGTTGAGCGCCGATGATTACGAAATGACGCTCGCCATGCGCGACAGCATATTGGCTCACCCAGTTGCGCGTGAACTGCTGACCAGCGAAGGCCAGAGTGAGGCCTCGATATTTTTCGAGTTTGGCGGCATCAAGTGCAAGTGCAGGCCAGACCGGATTGTGGCAAACAGGCATATCATGGTTGACGTCAAGACCACGGATGACATCGACAAGTTCTATTGGTCAGTGCGCGACTATCGCTATCACGTGCAGGATGCGTCCTACTCTGAGGGCTACTTCCAGCTGACTGGCGAATGGCCGCGATTTATCTTCGTGGTTGTCGGCAAGAAGCGGGTATTTGGTCGGCACCCTGTTCGCGTGTTTGAGTTGTCGCAGGAATGGAAAGACCAAGGACGTGCCGAGTTTATGCGAGATTTGGAGGCGTACCGCGATTACCTGGAGTTTGGGTGCGGGTTGGAGGTTGAAACACTTGCATTCCGCAATAAATAAATTTACTATTGATTCAGGTTTTATAGGAGAGCAATTAAAATGAGCAAATACACAAATCACGAAATCGCAAAGCACATCATGATGTTAATTCTAACCAGGGCTGGGGAGGTTATTAGTTACGATTGGGATGATGAAATTTCATCCTTTAACATAAAGGACTGCAGTAAATTTAAGGATGAGGAATGGTTTAGCCCAATTGACCCGTCAACGCTAACCAAAGAGCAAATGATCGATTTAGGGTTTGGCGCGTGGAGTGATGAATCTGAGCTTATGCTGATTCCGCTTTGGCTTGTGCCTTTTCTCAAGAGCGAGATTGAATTGACCAGCATATTTGGCGAGATTGAGGTCACAAAAATAAGCGACATAGACAAAGACCACAGGTTTGGGCGCATTGCTTACGGCGTCATTCCGTCATCAGTTAAGGAGTAATCAAAATGAGCAACGCATTACAAGTAATCGCAGGCAATACTGGCGCAAGCGTAGAGCAAATCACAGACGTACTGAAAGGCATGATTATGTCAGCAAAGAATCAGCATGGTTCCGTAGCTACCGATGCAGAGCTGGCAATCGTGTCAAGCGTCTGCGCCAAGTACGACCTTAACCCGCTGGTCAAGGAGTGCGCCGCATTCGTGAGCGGTGGCAAGCTGCAAATGGTGGTGATGATTGATGGCTGGTATCGCATCGTGAATCGCCAGCCAGAGTTTGACGGCGTGGAGCTGTTTGACAGCTTTGATGACAAGGGAAATCTGGTGTCAACAACGTGCAAGATGCACCTCAAGAACCGATCGCATCCAGTGGTTGTCACTGAGTACCTTTCGGAGTGTAAGGACGAGAAGTCAACAGTCTGGAAGAAATGGCCAGCTCGGATGCTTCGTCACAAGGCCTACATTCAGGCTGCGCGCATGGCGTTTGGCATTAGCGAGATGGTCGACGATGACGAAGCCAGCCGCATCACTGGCAACCAGCAACCAATCAAGGACGTTACACCGCAAGCCCCAGCAGTTGACCTCAAGGCGATAAACGACCGCATGGCGCAGTTTGCGTCACTGGATGACCTTGACGCAGAGTGCAAGGCGATTGCAAACGAGCTTCGAGCATCCGGCCAGTTTGATTCCGTAAGAGGCGACCTTTCGCTGATGCGCCGTGAGCATACAGAACGCATCAATGCGCTGGATGTTATCGATGTTGATTTTGGTGAGGTGATTGATGGCGAGCAGGCCTAACAAAACTGCAGCAAAGCGCTACAACCGTGTAGCGCAAGCGCTGGCGAAGAACCTGGCAGTGGTGTTTGTGGCAGGATGTAACAATGGCCTGCACAAAATCTGGGACTTGAAGCTTGGCAGAGAGATTAAGGCGAGCCGAGCAATGGCGGATGCGCTGTCGAACGGCTGCTACAAGTGGATGATTCATTGCGCTGTTACTGGTCGCAGGCAGGATGGGCAGCAGTACATGAAGCTTGAGTATCTGGCAGCGCCACAACCGCTAATGCAGAGGCAGATTGCTGTTAGCTGCAACGAGCTGCACAAGGAGCTGCTTGGCGGGTTCAACAAGATGCACCAGCTTACCGCGGCATGGATCGGTGTACCGTCTGGCATCGAGCTGGAGCCATCGGTTATTGATTCAATCATCACCAAATGCGGCGCGTTCGACTTCAAGGCGCAATGGGAGGTTATCTCATGACGCCTAGAATGTTGGCAGATTCGCTTGGACTGCTGACCTATAACGGCGGGGCTTGCTCTAAGTGCGGCGGAGTAAGCCGGTATGTGTCGAATCGAACCTGTGTTGTGTGCGATAACAGGACGTCGAGGGAGAGGTACAAAGCCAACCCAGGGCACTGCAACGCGATAGCCAAGCGCTGGCGCAAGAACAACAGGGAATACATCAAGCTGTACAAAATGGCACGGGAGGAATTGAGGAATGAACAAAGAATTTGATGAGTGGTTTGATGATAATTGGAGGAAGGTATGAGCGACCAATACGAGTTAAGCACGCAGACAATCAAAGACATCATGGATAAGGTTCCAAGGGAGCGCTGGAATGATTGCCTTGATGAAATGAAGGTTGCTCTGGCTCAGGTGGCCGCGGTGGTTGATGTGATAAGAGTTGCCGCAGAGAGCATGGGAGTAAATCCATCTGAAGTAATTCAGTATCCTTCAACAATCAAGTGGGTCGATGACGGACTCAACCAAAACACAGTTAGATTCAGGGAAGGTGAATCAGGCGAAATTGCTGGTGAAGTAAAGCTTAGCTTAAAGTAAAACCAAAGCCCCTCCATGGGGCTTTTTACTTTCATATTGAGCGCTGTTACACTACAGCCAACACTGGGTGTTGATACGCTGGGGGCGTGATGAGTGACAAACTAACCGACAAAGAGGAGGCGGCTTGCAAGGCGTATGTGCTGAATGGTGGCAACCAAACAGAGGCATGGCGCACAGCCAATCCAAACAGCAGAGCGAAGCCTGAGACGCAACATTCCAAGGCATCAACCATGTTTGCCCAAGAAAAGGTTAAGGCAAGGATTGAGGAGCTTAGGGGAAAGGTTAAGGCAAAGGCTGCAGAAAAGTTCGCTATAACCGTTGAGCAGCGCTTGAGGTGGCTCAAGGAGATAACCGAGGCTGGCATAGGCTGCTACACAGACCAGCAGGGCAACGCAAGGCGCGAGAACCTGGCAGCTGCAAGGGCAGCGGTGGCTACCATGAACGACATGCTGGGCATTGATGATGGTGAAGGCGAGAAGGCACAGCCGCTTGAGATTAAGTTCACGATATCCTCAGCCAAAGCCAAGATAGAGACGACGAACGTTGAGTGAGATTAAGCTATCCGCGCCGCAGGGGATTTACCTCAATGGCATGAGTTCGAAATATCGCGCATACGTTGGCGGGTTTGGCTCTGGGAAAACATTCGTTGGCTGCCTGGATTTAATATCATTCATGGCTCTGCACCCGGGAACCAGGGTCGGCTACTTTGGGCCAACGTATCCAGCAATCAGGGATATTTTTTATCCAACATTTGAGGAAGCCGCGCACCTCCTTGGGTTTACCGTTGACATCAAGGAAACCAATAAGGAAATCCACCTTTACCGCAACAAGTGGTACTACGGCACCGTGATATGCCGCTCGATGGATAACCCGGGCTCGATAGTTGGTTTCAAAATATCCCGAGCTCTGTGCGATGAGCTGGACGTACTATCAAGAGACAAGGCCAACAACGCATGGAACAAGATTGCAGCGCGCATGCGCTTGGTCATACCAGGGGTGATAAACTCGATAGGGGTAACGACCACGCCAGAAGGGTTTAAGTTTGTCTATGAGAAGTTCAAGCAAGACCCCACGCCAAGCTACTCCATGGTGCAGGCCAGCACTTACGAAAACGCAGAGTTCTTGCCTCCTGACTACATCTCATCGCTGATAGAGACGTATCCAAAGCAGCTTATAGAGGCGTATCTAGGCGGCCAATTCGTCAACCTCACCTCCGGCACCGTCTATCACAACTATGACCGCAACCGATGCCGCAGCCGCGAGACCATCAAGGAGGGTGAGCCGCTTTTCATCGGACAGGATTTCAACGTTGGAAAGATGGCGTCAACCGTTTATGTGCAGCGGCCAAATGGATGGCACGCCGTGGCTGAGCTTTGCGACCTGTTCGATACGCCGGACGTTATCAGGGTGATTAAGGAGCGCTGGCAGGATACCGGGCATAGGATTATTCTGTACCCAGACGCCAGCGGCAAGAACCGCAAGTCGAATGATGCCAGCACATCAGACCTCGCTCTGCTGGAGCAGGCCGGATTCGATGTTCGGGTTAACGCCAGCAACCCAGCAGTTAAAGACCGTGTGCTATCGATGAATAAGGCGCTGGAATCTGGTAAAGTCTGGATTAATGACGCATTATGTCCAAATACTGCGCGCGGACTAGAGCAGCAGGCCTACGACAAGAACGGGGAGCCGGATAAGTCTGGCGGCGTTGACCACCAGAACGATGCGACAACGTACCCGATTGTTTACGAAATGCCAGTTGTTAAACCAGTTGCAAACATGAATATCAAAATGTGGGGAAGGTAAGATGGCCAATACAGGCGTACAAACTACGCACCGCGAATACAATGCAATGCTGCCGAAGTGGGAGAAAATCCGCGCTGTTCTGTCCGCAAACTGTAAGTCGTACCTGCGCAACGTAGGCATGAGTGAGGCCGACCCGACTTATGCCGCTGCGCGCCAAGCAGACTACGAGGACGGCGCGATTTTCTACAACTTCACCAAGCGCACACTGGCTGGCATGATTGGCGCAGTGATGCGCAAGCCTGTTGAAGTTGAGCTGCCCGCGGGGCTTGAATACCTGCTTGAGAACGCAGACGGCGCAGGCATTGGTATTGAGCAGCAGGCACAGGATACGCTGGGCGAGATTGATTCACTAGGCCGCGGCGGCTTGCTGGTGGACGCGCCAGAGACAAGCGCGGCGACAAAGGCAGAGCAAAACGCAGGACGACTTAACCCGCGCATTGTGTTTTATGCGGCCGAGAATATCGTCAACTGGCGCAAGGAAACCAGGGGCAGCACTCAGGTAGTTACCCGGGTGGTGCTGATTGAGCCATACGAATATCTTGTTGCAGAGGATGAGTTTGCAACGCTGCTTGGCAAGCAATATCGCGTGCTGGAAATCGTTGAAGGCTTCTACCGCCAGCGGCTGTTTAAGTTTGATGCAGCTGGTTCTGCAACTGGCGATATTGAGATTATCGAGCCGCGCATCGGTGGCATGCGCATTGATTACATCCCGTTCACGTTCATCGGTGCCGACAACAACGATTCGACCGTGGACACGCCGCCGCTTGACACGCTGGCAGACATCAATATCGGACATTATCGCAACTCGGCTGATGTTGAGGAAAGCGCGTTTATCTGCTCTCAGCCAACGCTGATGGTTTATCCGGGTCAGAACATGAATGCCAACCAGTTCAAGGAGTCAAACCCTAACGGCATTCGGATTGGTTCGCGCACAGGCCACAATCTTGGTAATGGCGGCGGTGCTGAGCTGCTGCAGGCCGACCCAAGCAATCTGGCGCGGGAGCTGATGAAGGACAAAGAGGAGCAGGCGGTAAAGGTCGGCGCACAGCTTATCACGCCAACCGTCCAAATCACCGCCGAGGCGGCACGCATTCAGCGCGGTGCGGATACTTCAATCATGGCAACCATTGCTGGCAACGTATCCGAGGCATACCGCAAAGCCATTATGTGGTGCGGCGACATGCTGGGCATTGATGCTGGGGAGGCGGTGTTCGAGCTTAATCAGGAGTTCTTCTTACTGCCTATGACAGCCCAAGACCGCGCACAGTGGATTGCCGACATTAACGCCGGACTGCTGCCAGCCCGCGCCTACTATGCCGCAGCACGTAGCGCAGGTGTAACCAACTGGACTGATGAAGAAATCGAGACAGAACTTGAGCGAGTGCCACCGCCACCGCCTCCGGTGATGAATACCCAGGTAGTTGGCGACATACCGGAAGCGCCAGCAGAGCAGCAATGACAACAACCCGCTTCGGCGGGTTTTTTGTTGGCCGCTATAAATAAAAAAGTTTAAAAAGTGCTTGCAATGCCAAATCAGTTTGCTATTATATCCACATCGACAGGCAATAAGGCCAAAACGGATAAGGATTTAGAAAATGATTAACGTAATTACAAGCATCATCGAAGGCAACAAATACTGGAAAACCACAGACGCTCGCGGCAATGTGACTACAGTAACCATGATGGGTGATGACATGGTTGTTATGACTAACAAGTCTCCAGCCAAGTACATTGAAAACGCTAAGTTGTCAAAGGTTGCTGCTGAACTGGTTGCTTTTGTCAAGGATGAGCTGGCAGCGGCATGATGATGGAGGCCGGAGAAATCCGGCTAATGACATGAAAAGATACGGATACATTGGAAGGCGTGACGGCGGCTCAACCCTGTACGACAAAGACACAGGCATTATTGTTTTAGAGTCTGTTGGAGATGTATGCGGAGAACTGCTGCTTGATTACCAGTTAATTAACGACGCAAGAGGCATGACAATGGCTCAAGTGTTATCAAACAAACGAATAAAGCAGGCCGTATTAATGGATTGCTGGCAGGCTGTTTGCGCAAAAATAGAAAGCGTTATAAGTGAGGCAAAATGACCACCCCAGCACGCCGAGCCAAGGAGCTCGGCACCACACTACAACGGGCGGCGGATGCTTACGGATGCACCCGCCAAAATCTTGAGGCCAAATTCAAGAGCAATCCGCAGCAATTTGACATTATCTGTCTTGGTGTTGCTGCGCTAATGGAGCAATCAAAATGAAAAAATTCGCATTAATAATCATTACCCTCGCAGTTATCGCGTGCGGCGAGTCATTGGTGGAGATGGTGTTATGAAAAAAATCCGCAAAATAGCCAAGCGCATCAGCGCTGAGGCGATACTGATTACCGAAACCCCAAGCGGCGCAATTGTGGACTTCTACCGCTTCGATGAGGACGACGGAGCAGAGGTTTACGTAGCCGGTGAGTGGCGCTTCAATGGCAATACGCTTGGCGGCCTGCAGGGTTGCGAGAACTTCCACTACATAGACAGCCCGATTCCATGGTATTACGTGGCAGCTTTCTGGGCTATGATTGGTTGGGCCGTTTGCAGGATGGTGGTGGCGTTATGACAGCCCGCAACATCGCAATGGCAATGCTGCTTGCCATAATCCTGTTGCTGCTGTGGCTTCACAGCGATGCCAGAGCTATAAGCAAGCGGCTGGATGCCATCGAGAACGATTTACAGTGGTGTATCTGGAAACACGACAACCACAGTACGAAGCTAATTAAGGGCGGCAAGTCAGCCGAGAGATTCCGGCGCGACATTGGGCGGCCTAGTGATGATGGAGGGTGTTAAGTGCCACTAAATGACGAATTACTTGCTCATCATATCAGCACCCTTAAACACGGCGCGGCGGTTGGTAACGCCGCCAAGCCGTATGTTGAGGCGATGAAGGCCATAGTGCGAAAGCGCGTGGCCGGATTTGATTCAGAGAGGCGCACCGCTGCAAGGCTGCAAAAGCTAATCGAGCAGCTTGCCAAGGAGCTGGAAAAGCCAGCAGGCGAATACCGCGAGGAACTACGCAAAGCGCTGCGTGAGTTTGCCAGGTATGAGGCGACCTATCAGGCAACCACTATCGGCGGCTGGATTGGCGTTGATATGGTAGCACCGACAGTGGCGCAGGTATGGGCGGCTGCGAAGTTTGAGCCGCTTAAGCTGTCCACCAGCCCGATTGACTTTGAAAAGCTCATTGATGACTGGGGCCCAGATGAAGTTGCACGCCTGACCATGGGCGTCAAGTCTGGATTTGTGCAAGGCTTGCCGACCCGCGAGATTATCAAGCAGGTTGCTGGTGCTGGCGGCCTTGCCGACATATCAATGCGAAATGCCATGGCAAACGCGCAGACCCTGGTTGCTCACGTGGCCAACGAAGCGCGGCTTGAGACTTACGCCGAGAATGACGATGTGGTTATTGGCTACACTTGGGTATCCACACTTGACAGCCGCACAAGCGATATTTGCCGCAGTCGTGATGGACAAGTGTACCTGTTCAAAAACAGCAACAACCCAAAGCCGCCAGCGCACTATCGCTGCCGTTCGACTACTGCACCAAAGCTTTCCCCAGAGTTCGACATATTCGACGAAGGCGCAACTAGGGCTAGCAAAGACGGGCAGGTAAGCGCCGAAACCACTTATTACGACTGGCTAAAGCGTCAACCCGCCTCAATGCAAGACGAGGTTCTTGGTAAAACCAAAGGACTGATATTCCGCAACTCTGGCATCAGCGCCGAGGAGTTCCGCAAAATCAGTGTCGATGACCTCGGCCAGCCGCTGACTATTGAAGAAATGGCGGAAAGGGATAAAAGGATTGCGAGCTACTTGCAATCAACAAAATAATTTGTTTTAATGAAATCTACGCAGCCCACAGTGCGTTATCTGTGGGTGACTCTACGGAAAGACGTGTAGGCATGCTGGTAAGCCGTTATGAGGATGTGAGGCGCACACATCGGAATCCAGCCTTGAAAACGCCGCGCCCACTGCGTAGTGTGGGGCATATTCGCATGGTGATTGTGGTGTAACGGAAACATTACAGGTTAGTATCGAAAGATATACCCGAGAGGCGCTGCGGGAGATGCTGGTTCAAATCCAGCCAGTCACCAGTCGAATGTGTTTGCTCAGGACTAGGGCGCGCAAAGTTGGGTCAATTTAGGACGCTTGCGTACACATTATCGCGTAGACCAACGCAAGGAGGTTGATCGCATCTTGACTCTGGAATAGATAGGGCAGCGGGACGCCATAGAACGCACAGCCGAGCCAGTCGCGAGACTCGCAAAGCTACCTAACCAACCAACAATCGAGGTAAGACCATGTTTACAGTGAAATTTATCAGCCATTTCAATGACGGCACCAGCTCTGAGCGCTCCATCTCGTGCCCGCACTATGCGATTGACCGCCGCGAGGATGGCTCAAGCGAGGTAACTGTCTACCACGGCCACAACGAAACTGGCGGCGTTGCTTATGAAGTAATGAGTGATGAAGTGGCCATGAAGCGCAAGCCTGGCATTTATTACAACTCCTGCTACATCGAAAACGACAATGGCAAGACGATTAATCGCATCGTGTAGCACACAAGCCGCCTAACAAGCGGCTTTTTTAAGGGCAGAGCAATGGCAAAAAGAGACAGAATTTTAGAAAAGTCAGGCGGAAAGTGCTTTTACTGCGGCTGCGACCTTAGCGGCCAAAAATGGCACGTAGACCATTTCTACCCAGTAGTCAGGATTGGCAACGGAGAAATGATTTACCCTGCACTGGACACAGAGATAAACATGGTTCCGTCATGCGCACCATGCAACAACTTCAAATCATCAAGTGACGTAGAAGGAATGCGTTTCAGGGTTGCTGAGCAGCTTGTAAACGTGCCAAAAAGCAGCATGGGAATGAGGCAGCTAATGCGGCTTGGGCTGGCTGAAATACACGAAAGGCCAATTATTTTTTGGTTTGAGAAAAATGGTATAGCAATGCCGTCAAGGAATGAGATTATCGGCGTCAGCGATGAAGCGGCAGGAGTTGAGTGGAAGCGCGATTCTGATGAATCATGCTTATATGCTGAAGTAGGCAGATTTATCGTATCACTAAGGGAGTATCAAAGCCACGCGCTCGCAATAGCAACGGCCAAGGACTGGGAGCAATACAGAATAGAGCTTCCTCTTGGCGGAGACTGCAAATCCATTGCCGCACAATGGGCTATTGATATGCAGTGATGGTGTCAGGAGGCTTTTTTATTTGCATTTGAAAAACAGCCGTATAGAATAGAGTTGACAAATTCCATTAACACATTGAGGCGGGGCCGATATGTCAGATGAAAACCAAGTGCCAGAGTCAGAGGCTCAAGCACCTAAAAGCTACACCCAAGCAGAGGTCGATGCCTTAGTTGGCGGCCTGAAAACCAAAGTTGACGAACTGCTGAGCGAGAAAAAGACCGCGGCACAGAAGGCCAAGGATGCAGAGGCCGAAGCTTTGCGGGTGTCGCAGGAAGCGGCCAAGAAGGCTGGCGAGCTGGACAAGTTTGAGCAGTCACTGCGCGGCGAGTTCAGCAAGGAGCGCGAGGAGCTGGAAGCCCAGCTCAACGCATTGCGCGGCAACGTGCTTGGCTCAAGCAAGAAGGCAGTGCTTGGTGATTTCGCGGGCGCATTTAATGACGCTGCGGATTTAGATTTTATCGCTGGGCTGGTGCATACCGACTTTGACGGCTCAGAAGTGAAAACTCAGTTCAAGGATTTTGCTGGCAACGTGATTACCACTGACCCAGCAGAGTTTAAGAAGTGGATGGAAAAGCATCCAACCATCAGCCGACTAATGAAGGCTGACGGAGCATCCGGCGGCGGGGCTGCTGGTGGTAAAGGTAATTCTGTTGGTGGCGGGGCTGCGACAGATAAAAATTCTGTCATTGCAAATTGGCGCAATGGCTTGGAATCGCGGCTTAAAAACAACTGACATAAGGAGCGCCTAATATGGCCCTGTCAAACATGAAAGTATACAACGATGAAATCGTTGGCCTGTCACTTGAGCTTCTGGCTCAGAATATCAACATCTTCAACGCTGCATCAGGTGGCGCGATTGTGCTTGATTCAAGCTCATGGCGCGGCGATTACACTAAAGAGTCTTTTTTCCAGACTCTGGCGGGTGCTCAGCGCCGAGTTGACCGTTATGCAGCCAACGGCGCCCAGTCATCAACCGCACTCGCTCAGGGTGAAATGGTTGGCGTCAAAGTGGCTGGCGGCTTTGGCCCAGTGCTGTTCGAACCATCACAGCTGAGCTGGCTGCAGCGCAACCCAGAGGAGGCAATCCCAGTCATCGCCGAAGGCTTTGCCAACGCACTGCTGGCTGACCAAGTCAATACCGCTGTCGGCGCAGCTGTTGCCGCAATCGGTAACGTTGCCAATCTGGTTAACGATGTGTCTGCATCTGCTGGCCTGACGATGAATGTAATCAACGGCTCGCACGCCAAGTTTGGCGACATGTCCGGCATGCTGATTACTGACGTGATGACCGGCGCCGCCTATCACAAGCTGATTGACAAGGCGCTGACCAACAGCACTCAGCTGTTCCAGGCTGGCAACGTCACCATTATGGAAATCCTGGGTAAGCGCATTGTGGTTTCAGACATTCCAGCGCTGTATGTGTCCGGAACCCCGAACAAGACCAAGGTTCTGTCGCTGACCGCTGGCGGTATCATTGTTGACAACGCATCTGATGTGATTGCCAACCTGGATACCAGCAACGGCAAAAACCGCATTGAAACCACTTGGCAGGCTGATTACACCTTTGGCCTCAAGCTCAAGGGCTTCTCATGGGATGTCGCCAACGGCGGCGCAAGCCCAACAGATGCCGAGCTGTTTACCGGCACAAACTGGGACAAAGCGGTTTCCAGTGACAAGCATTGCGCAGGTACGCTGGCAATCGCTGACGCAGACCAGTAATGGATATTTGGTACGAGCCACACCCAGTATCGCCAGAGCGCAAAAAGGAATTGCGCGCTCTCGGCTACAAAATAATGGATGTGCAATTCAAGCCAAAAGACGCAGAGCAAGCCGAGGCAGAGGATAAGCCAAAGCGCAAGCCGCGCAGCAAGTAAAAAGAAGCCCCAGAGATGGGGCTTTTTTGTTTATTCACACAGCCTATTGGCCTCATAAACACAAATTGCGATTGTCGCCACCATCATAATGGCGAGGATTGTTATTGCGAGCATGGCTTTACTCCTTTCATCATCAAAAACACTATTGCGGCGGCGCGGAGTGGGCTTGCATAACAACTAAACTCGATGCTGCCACCATTAAATGCAGGCGTAGCCGTCCAACCAAAGCCGTCCAAGTAATCAAGCGTTATCAACTCCCGCTGAATCAGCGGCCCAATGTCTGCCCAGTTGTTGCAGTAGTCTGCGGGCTTGATATCGCCATCTCCGGTAACGCCAGCAGCGACCGCATCCGAGTCTCCATAGCACCCGTCAACAACCATTCCACAGGCATCAGCGACAGCGTAATTAACCTCAAAATCACTCCAATCATCCCAAGTTTTCATTGCGATTTCTCCTTAAATTTCACCCTTCTGTGGTCGCTCCTGTCATTCGCCAGGCATGAAAACATTCCGCATCCCCATACTACCTCTATGTCGCGCGCAAATGCGCACCCATCACATCCGACTCCATCGCTATCAACCGCCACATAAATCCTGCCCTTATACTCAAATTCGTTTTCAGTGTTTTTCATTCCTACCTCACTAAACAATTAAATTTACACCACCAGCATACACCACGCCGCGAAACTGTCAACTGGATTTTAATCCACCACCGCTGTATTATTTAGCCATTAACAAACGAGGACTTAAGCAATGGCCTTAATTGTGGAAGATGGCACCGGGCTCCCTGACTCAGATTCGTATATTTCACTGGCGGATGCCCGCTCATATGCCGCAGCCTATGGCGTGACGCTGCCTATAGATGATACCGCCGCGGAAGTGGCGCTGAGGCAGGGTGCTGGCTATGTGGATATGCAAGAAGGCTGCTTCACCGGAACCAGGCTAAACGAAACTCAGGCGCTGGCATGGCCTCGCGTTGGTGCTGTGAATGCCTATGGCTTCGCAATCGCAAGCGACAGTGTGCCTGCTGCAATGAAATACGCCCAAGTGTATGCCGCGGCAGAATATGGCGCTGGCACCGATGTTCGCGCAACTGATGACGGCAAAGGCATTGCCAGCGAGGAGGTTGTCGGCGCGGTCAAATTGTCGTATTTCGACAACGGCAAGACTGGCAGCTCAGTGGTTATCACCAAGGCAATGGATGCACTCAAGCCGCTGTTGGTGGCCTGCAGTAATAACGGATTCAGCTTTAGAGTGGGGCGCGCATAATGGCACAGGATAAGGCGGCGCTGGCCGCACTGATTAACAGCAATCTGCCGGATAATACCACTGGATTGATTACGCCGCAGAAGCACCGCGAAGTGTCCACGCAGGTGATGGACTCGGCGCTGAACACGCAAGAGACTGGTGCGCAGGTTGTTGTTGGTGAGGTTGATTTTACTGGCGGGCTAAGGTCTGGCGGTAAAAACGTAATTGTAGGCGCGCGAGAAGTCGAGGTTTTGCGGTCTGCATCAACCGCAGCAAACCAAGCGCCATCGGCAGTTGGCACGCCGCTGCAAATCGAGTTTGGGGCTGCGCAAGTCGGGGATGGTGTGTCACTGAGTGCGGCTGGGGTTATCACCTGCACCGAGACAGGCAGCTACGCGATGCGGTTTAAGCTACAAAAAGGCCGCACAGGTGCAAGCGGGACAAGTATCCTTATGTCGCGCATCCTCGTAAACGGCTCGCAAGTCGGCATTAGCTCGGCTGCTCGCATGACATCAGCAGAGGCCATCTACATCGTTGAGTCTCGCGTTGCTGTCCCGCTTACCGCTGGCGACGTGGTCACGCTGCAAATCATCCGTGATAGTGCTGGGGCGAACTTTGGCGGACTGTATTCGGTAACATCAAGTCATGGCTGGAATCTTGCGCCAACCGCCCTGTTGGTCGTATCGCGCATCGAGGGCGATGTATGAGTTTTGCCAATCGCATGAAAGGCGTGGCTGACAAGCTGCTGCGCAAGTATGACGAGTCTGACGGGCGCATCGTGCTGGTAAAGAAGGGCGGCGAGCCTGTTTGGGATGAGATGCTTGGCGAGATGGTTATTCCGCCGACTGTTGACGTGCCACTGGTCGGCGTCACTGTGGCGTTTTCTGCAAATCTGGTGAACGGCACCACAATTCAGGCTGGCGATGTAATGGCTATCGTGCAGGCCATAGACCCGATTTATGACGGCATCAGCATGCAGGATAAGGTGCGATTTGGTGGTGCTGAATGGTCGATAGTGTCTAAGCCGCTTGTGGATTATACTGGCGTTACGATTTGCCATAAATTGCATTGTAGGAAGTGACTATGCAGAAGAAAATAAAGCTACGCCACAGCGACACTGGCAGAGTGATAAGCGTTACGGTCGAGGTTGACGGCAAGGAGCTACCAAAAGACCATCCTGACCACATCGCAGCCGTGAAAAAGTTGAGGGATTATGGCTCAAGATTTCAGCAAAAGATTTGACAAGCTCAATAAGCAAATCGAGGCTTTCGCACAGAAGGCCAATATGAGTGTTAACAAAACAATAAAGGGCTCGGCAATCGTTCTCTTTCGCGGCGTAATTCGCACGTCACCAGTTGACACCGGCCGCTTCCGCGCAAACTGGCAGGTGTCCGGCGCGAGTCCTGCGAGCGGGACGGTTGATGCAGAGGATGAAAGCGGCAGTGCAGCAGTTAACGCCATGACGGCGCACATCAACGGCGAGCGCGTTAATTTGGAGTTCACGCTGGCAAACAACCTGCCATATGCCTATGCGCTTGAGTATGGCTATTCACAGCAAGCGCCGCAGGGCATGGTGCGCATTAACGTGGCGCGGTTTCAACGAATTTTAGATGAGCAGGCGAGGATTAATAGATAATGACAACCGCCACAGAGTCAATTCAAAAGGCCTTCGACATAGCGCTAAAGCAGTTCGGCGCGGCCAACGGCATCGTGATAGCGCTGGAAAACATCAACGCACCAACCAGCACGAGCACGCCATATCTGGCCGGATTTTTCCTGCCTGCTCCGATTGACCAAGCGGACCTGTACTTTACCGACAGGCGCAGCGGGATTTATCAGATTGATATTCGCTACGCTAGCCACCTTGGCAGCGCTCCACTGAACAAGATGACAGACTTGCTCAACGTGGCGTTTAAGCCGTCAACAACATTGACGCGTAACGAGATTTGTGTAGAGGTGACGAATTTTTCATTCGGTCGTGTTACAGTAGAAAACGGATGGGCAACGAGGCCCGTTAGTATCACATTTGATTCATATACAGCGAGGTTATAACCATGTTGCAACCATTTCGCGGGGCAAATACCGCACAATTTTATGTCGCAGAACTGACGCCAGGTGTCACCCCTGCAAGTCCATCGTGGTCACCGCTGCGCAATACTGGCGGCGTCCCTGCAATCACACGCGACGCGCTGGTATCGGCTGAGCTTAACGGCAGCCGAGAAAAGACCAGCGTGCGCACTGGTAACGAGCAGATTACCGGCGAATACGCCATTGAGCTGTCACAGTCCAGCCAAGACGACCTGCTGGCCGCTGCCATGACATCCGCATGGGTTGCTGGCACCAGCGAGCCTGGTTTGTCGGTAACGGTTGACTCAGCCGCCAAAACCTTCACCCGCGCCGCTGGCGACTTCACCACTATCGCCGAGGTTGGCGACTTGGTCTACATGCCGCAGCTCACTGGAGACAATGCGCTGCCTTTTATCGTGACCGCAGTCACACCGCTGGTTATCACCGGCGCAGGAATTCAGCACGAACTCACAGACGAATCAGGAGTTGCAACCGGCTTCCTTGGTGCAGACAAGCTGCAAACCGGAAACCTGTGTAAATCGGTGTCAATCCTGACCTGGTTCAAGGGCAAGTGCGGCAATCCAGATGCGTACATCATCACCCGCGGTGTTGAGTTCACAGGCTTTACCATCGAGCAGGCAGTTAACGCCATGGTGACCGGCTCATTCCCGTTCATCGGCCTTAGCCAAGAAATCCTGACTGCGCCGCCTGCTGGCTCGACCTTTACCGTGAGCTATACCGCCGACCCGTTCGCATCTGTGGATGTGACAGCGTTTGAGGGTTCCGCGCCGCTTGAGCTGGTGGACACCTTTACCATCACCAACGACAACGAAACCAGCGCACAGTTTGAGCTTGGTAACAAGGCTGTGGCATTTGTTGAGCGCGGCAATGCCAACAATACTTTCTCGCTGGCTGGCAAGCTTTACGACCTGGCTATGGTGGAGAAGTTTATTGACGAAACCGAGACTGAGTTTTCCAGCGTGCTCACTGGCAAGGCTGGCGCCATGTCGTTCACGCTGCACCGTGTGCGCATGACCTCTGCAACGCCTGAGATTGGCGGCCCAGAGGCTGTAACACTGAGCATTGAAGGACAGGCCACCGGCAACGCTATGCAATCGTCAATCACGATTCAGCGGATTGTTTACCCGTAAAAAGAGAAGCCCCCGAAAGGGGGCTTTTGTTTAGAACCAATCTTCCTCGTTACGCATTACGCCTCCTCAAAATCACCATCACTCACCACCAAGCCAAGTTGCTCCAGATAGGTGGCAATCACCTCATTGTCGATGTGGTCAAGTAGAGTGTCAGTCCCAACCTCCTCGACAATTTTAAAAATATTTGCATCAGTAACAGTGACCACCATTGCGCCGGATTTGCGCTCAGCGTATGACGGCTGTTCGTATGCGACCAGTGCGCCGCAGTAGATTGTTAGGTTGCTCATTTATCACCCCATGGGTCAATGCCAAGCATGGCCTTAGCGTGAGCTATGGCAGCTTCTTTGGTGGTGTGGCAGATGTTGCGGGAGAGAAGAAGGAAATCAAAGTCACTATCGCCCCACATGTATTGATTGGACAGCAGTTTGTTATAAATGTCCGCAGTGTGATAGGTGCTTTCAATATCAGGCTTCTCACTCATCGGCTTCGGCACTTTAAAACCGTTCACGGTGATGGTGTTTGGGTCATTGTCCTGCGACTTCTCGACCACGCTAGCAGGGTCAAACAGAAGCTGCTCAAGCAGCTTGTCAACTTCCCTGCCGAAAGCTTCGTCGCTGATGTCGCCATTTTTTAGAAGTTGCTGCAGCAGATTTTTCTTGGTCTTGATTGCGTCAATCATCTTTCATTCCCTCTTTGGTTAATATGTGCCAAGCATATAAACAACTTTATTTACTGTCAACACATTTTATTGACGGCTACAATGTCAGGAGTCGAAAAACAACGAGAATCGCAATGAATATCCACGAATTATATGCCGCAAAAGTAGAAGCCAAAGACCGTCAATTCGAGGTGCTGCGCAGCGATGGCACGCCGTCCGGCCACCACATTGTGCTGAAACCAGTTGATTCCGAAGATGTGGAGATTGCGGTGGTCAAGTATCGCCGCCTGCTGGCTCAGTTTGACGATTCGTTCAAAGCCGCCAATGCCGAACTGCTGGCCGAGTCCGAGGCTGCTGGCGACTTTGGCGAGTACAATATCCGCCATGGCCGTGAGCTGGTGAAGCTACAAAACGCCGTAGCCGCCGAGCTGGTTGAGGGCTGGGACTTCGATAACGCATTCTCGCCTGACGAGCTTACTGCGGTGCTGGCAGCGTTCAAAGGTCTTGGCGACCAAATCTGGGCAGCCTACATCACCCAGTTGGCCAACTACCAAAAAAAGTGAAAGCCCTGCTCGACTATTGCGCGTGGGAGTGGGGCGACAAGCAAAAGCTGGTAAAGGTAGACGCGATAAGCAACCAGCACAATGAGGCGCTGGTGGCCATGGGCGTAATCGAGAAGGCGCCAGAGCTAGAGCGCGATGAACCTGAGCTGCCGGATAATGACCTGTATTGGCGCTATCGCAGGCTTAAATTTGGCATCAACAATAACACGCTTTATGGCCGTGACAGGCTGACGTTTGGCGATGTTGAGAGCTATGCAAGGCTGGTCGGCTGGCGGCCAAATCCGAACGAAGTCGGCATCCTGATGGATATTGACGCAATTTTTGAGGCGCGGGAGATTAAATAATGGCTGATACCGCATCACTGGTTGTCAGGGTTAGCTCGCAGGGCGTAAGCCAGACGAGTAGGGAGCTTGACCGCTTAACGGGTTCATCTGGCAAGGCTGGAGCCTCTTTCAGCAAAATGACAGCTGTAGCTGCGTCTGCTGCTGCCGCCTATATTGCGGTGTCAGGTGCTATCAATACCATAGTCCTTGCATCCGCCAAGGCCGCCAAAGAAACTGACAACCTGGCGCGGCAGGCGAGACTCAGCACTAAAGAATTCAAGGCGCTGGAGTTCGCAGCCAATCAGTACGGCGTTACTGGCGAGCAGGTTGCAGACATATCCAAGGACATTGCCGACAAGCTTGGTGAGTTCGCCACGGCTGGCACTGGCCCATTCCAAGATTTCTTGGATGTAATGGGAATGACCAAGCAACAGGGGGTGGCGCTGGCGAGAGAGATGCAGCACCTGTCCGGTGACCAAGTTGTAGGCGAGCTTGTGCGGCGCATGGAGGAGGCTGGAGCCAGCGGAAGCCAGATGACTTTTGTGCTGGAATCCATGGGCAACGACCTGTCAAAGCTGATTCCGCTATACGCCAACAACTCCACCGAGCTGCGAAAGCTCAAGGACTCATTCAATGAGGTTAACGGCCAGATAACCCTCACGACTGAGCAGTCAGGCGAGCTTAAAAAGGTTTCAGCATCTTACGACCTGATGACTAAGAGCGTCGGCAATGCCACGCAGGCCATCAGCGCCACGCTCGCGCCGTCAATGAATGAGTTTTTCAACAGCGTAATCGCCGTGGTTCCGACTGCTACTCAGAAAGTCATCGACTTCATCAACACCTTTCAGGATGCGGAAAACATCAAGTCGATTGCCGACATGGATAGGCAAATTGAGACGCTGCAGCAGCGAGCCAAAGAGCTTGAATCGTTTCGCGGCGTGTCTGATATCTTTGGCAGCCCGGCCGACATATCCAAACGCCAGCAGCTTGTCGCGACAGAGGAGCGGCTTAACGAGCTTTACCATGCGCGGCTTGAGCTGCAAAAGGACATTGACAAAAACAAGCTGGCTGATGCTGCTGCCGGAGGCGGTGGCCTAATCTCTGGCGGCGCCGGAACTGCTGGCGTGGCGAACACAGCAAGGGATACCGCCACCGAGAATCAAGCAAAGCAAGCCGCAGCATACCTTGAGCAGCTGCGGCAGGCCAATTTAAGCGAGATGCAACTGATTGACGCCCAGCAGCAAGAGAAGGTCGCCAAACTGGACGAATACAAGATGCTTGGATTGCTCAAGGAGCAGGAATATCAAGACGCGCTGACCGAAATTCAGACCAACGCCGTACTGGCTCGCGCAGAGATTGAAAATAGGCTGCTGGATGAGCAGGCAAAACTTAAAGACGATATGCGCCGCGCCGACATTGCCAGGGCAGCCGAGGAGGCACGCCGCCGTGAAAAGACGCTTGATGATGGCATTGACGCCCAACGCAATATGACTGCAAACCTCAAGTCTAGCCTTGGCGAGCAGTCGGCAATTTACAAGGCGTCAGCCATCGCAACGGCCACAATCGACACCTACAAGGCTGCGACAGGTGCTTACTCGGCCATGGCGTCAATTCCGTATGTCGGCCCAATTCTTGGTGCTGCGGCTGCGGGCGCTGCAATTGTGGCGGGTCTTGCGAATGTGGCGGCCATTCGTGGCGCGAGGGAGCAGGGCGGCTCGATGATTGGCGGTAGCGCCTACCAGATGGCAGAGCGCGGAAAGGCTGAGGTTATCGTACCTGCTGGCGCGTCACGGGCTCGCACTGCTGCTCAGATGCGTGACATAATGGGGCAGAATGGCAGCCAGCAAGCGCCTAACTTCACAATCGTTAACCAGACTCAGGGCAGGATTGATAACGTATCGACTGAGCGCCAGAGTGATGGCAGCTGGCTGCTGCGGATTGAGGAGTTTATGAGTGAGCAGGCGCTTGACCCTGATTCGATGTTTTCCAAGGCCTTGAGGGTTTAACATGAGTGATTACAAATTCCCCGCGACACTAAGGCCAATCGTAAACCTTGGATACGGCTACGTGCGCGGCAGTAATATTTTCCGAGCGCAGGTTCAAGGCGGATTGCCGCGACAGGCTCGTGATACCTACTACGAGCCAGTGCCAATCAGTATTAACCTGGACATGACGTCGCTTGGCTTACAGGCGTTTCAGAACTTCCTCAACCGCATCAGTGGCGGCGCTGACCGATTTCTCATGGACTTGGACAGCGGCAACGGCATTGAGGAGCATTTGGTGCTGATGACCAGCAATATTAGCATCAGCACACAAAGCGGCGTATTCTGGAAGGCATCATTTACGGCCACTGCCGAGCGCACCAGCATTCAGGACACAACGGCGGCTGGAGATGCGCTGGT